GTTTCTTCCCGTCCGGCGACACGTGACGAGCTCCCTAGCAATGTATACTCAATTAACCGTGATCAGCAGGCTATGTAGTCTGCTTTCACATAGTTTCTAAATTCTAAAATATTTTGTAAAATGGACAATGAAAAATTGCAGATAAACCTCGCTCCTGGACGTATCATCGAAGAATCCCGCGACAAGATCATCAATACGGAGCTTGACAAGATTCGTAAGCTCTGTCCTGAGATTCCTATTATGGAAGTGTAATGACAGAAATAGATAACAGAATAGCAAAAATGCCCGCCAAGATGGCCTTTGCTGTACTTGACTTGCGTAAGGTACATGCGTGCATCATGGAACTTCCACGAAGCAAGTCTGTACAGCTGGCCCGAAAGGCGGCATACCTCAACTACATTGAAGGTGAGGGTAGAAAACTCGGTAAGGTTCCACTTCATTATGAACGCCTTAATGAAAAGGGCGGAAGCGTGACGGTGGAAACTTACTTCAGATATTTAGATAGAATACATTAATCATTCCCGGTATGGCAAACAGTAGATTCGCTCTCCACTATAAGAGGAGTTGTCACGATTGTATCTTCCTTCAGATTTGTACTGATCATAACGCAAGCTACAATGGAGATTACGTTTGCAAAGACTGGGAATGGAAGTATCAGTGATTAATTTTTAAATTTTAAGCAAAAAATGAGTAATACACAAGTTGCGACACAACAAAATAATATGTCGCTTGGTGAGTTAATGCACTCACCTGCTGTAGTCGGAAAGCTCAACGAAGTGTGGAGTAGCCCTCAGATGGCAAATAGCTTCATGAGTTCGGTTATCAGCGTTGCTAACGGAAATCCGCAGCTTAGAAATGCTGAACCTATGAGCATTATCGGTGCTGCTATGGTTGCAGCAACAATGCAGTTGCAGGTTATTCCTACGCTAGGTCAGTGCTATATTATTCCTTATGGAAAGAAAGCACAATTTCAAGTTGGTTACTTAGGATTGCTCCAACTTTGCCAACGAAGCGGTCAGTTTAAGAAAATCCTCGCTGCTCCTGTTCACGAAGGAGAATATGTGTCAGGTGATGAGTTCGATGAAGAGTATGTCTTCGACAAG